GTGACGGTTGTGCAGCTGACTTCGTGACGCCTTTAGTGGCGTGCGTCCCCGGCACTCGCGATTATGGTCGTGGTGTTGTGGCGCATTTGCTATGGGCATTCTGTCAGCTCTCTGTCGTTTTCCCCTGGCTGGTCGTCGCTGAGACGGCCCAACGGGCGAAGCACGGCTCCTACTCGCTCCGCGCGAGTTACCTGGATCGGCCACCACGGGCTCCCAATGGGACCCAGCGTGAGTCGTTAAAGGAGGGAGTCCTGAAGTACTTCGCACCCCATCCCACCGCGATCAATTCCAAGCGGCTTAGGGTGGCGGCCAGGGCGGTGAGGGGTTGGATCAGGGAAGGCAGCTTGCATGCGATGTCAACACCGCAGGCCGCTGTTGCCTTTCGTAAGCGTGCGTCGTGTGGTTGGCCACACTATGTGTCGGCGGTTGAATCCCCGATTGAGTACCTCTGGATTGCCGAGAGGATAGCCAAAGATGGCTATGACCTTCGGAATGCCAGGAACCAGTACGCGACTTTAAGTACGCGTGGGCAGCCGGCAGGCCCCGGGCAACATGCCAAGAATCGTGCAGTGTTTGGATTCCCTCGTGGCAATAATATCCTATGCAAGGCGGTCTTTCAGCCCGCCTTTGACGTGATGAGCCAGCTGCCTTGGATGGCCGCCTGGCGTTCGCGTAGAGATGTCGACATAGGTGTCACTGAGGTGTTCGAGAAGGCGAAAGGCGGATACATTCTCTCCGTGGACTTCACGAACTTCGACGCGACTGTTCCGTTTGAGCTGATTGATACCGCGTTTGATATCCTGAAACACTGGTTTGATCGGGCCGACCACGTGCTTATTGACTTCTGTCGAGAGGCCTTTAAGTACACTGGGATCGTCTGCCCCGACGAATTGTACGTCGGTGAGCGCAGAATGGGAGGCGTCCCATCAGGTGTAGTACTGACGAACCTGATCGGATCGATCGTGAACTACCTAACTATCGCATATGCCTGCGAGGAGCAGGGCGGGAGGGTTATCTCCTTCCTGTTACAGGGCGATGACGGTGTCTATGCATTTGAAGGGGTGCATAGTATCCCTAGGTTGAGTGCGGTCATCCGGGAATCGTTTGGCATGCTTATGTCACCAGAGAAGTGTCTCTA